TCTCCATTGAGTCAAGGACAAGCAAAGCAAGATATAAACAATACTGCACAATGGATGCAGTTAGTTCAACAAAGTTTTGGTCCAGAAATTATGAACTTGTTAGTAAGTGGTGAGGAAGTAGCTAGTCATTTAGCTAAGAAGTTTAATATTCCAGATAGTTTAATTAGGGACGCAAGTGAAAGACAAGAGCTTATTCAATTAATGCAACAAGCTCAACAAATGCAAGCAATGCAACAACAACCAAGAGGAGAACCAGTTGTCGAACAATAAGTTTATTGGGATAGATGGAATACAAAGATCAAAGGAAAAAGATAATATAATTAGTAGTAATATGTTATCTGCTTTTTCCACTCCATCTGGTAAAGAAACCCTTAATTATTTAAGAAGCATTACTATTGAATCTGTAGCTGGACCAAATATATCAGATGGTGAGCTTCGTCATATTGAAGGTCAAAGATATATAGTTGGTTTAATTTCAAGAAGAATGAATCATGGAGAGAAGGTAAAAGCAAATGTCTGAAGAATCATTAATTAAACAAGCAGAAGTAACTGAAGAACAACATACCCCTGACATAACTGACACAAGTGACATAAAATCAGAGGAAAGAGATTTTGTAACTGCGGAAGATGAAGCTCCACCAAGACCAGAATGGTTGCCAGAAAAGTTTAAAACACCAGAAGCTTTTGCTGAATCTTATTCTAGTCTTGAAAAAAAGTTTCATCAAAAAGAAGAAGACTTAAGAAATACTTGGGAAGAAGAATTACAACAACAAGCATTTGCTGATAGACCAGAAAATGCTGGTGATTATGAATTACCAGAAACAATAGATAAAGAACTTGCTGAAAATAATAAACTTCTTGATTGGTGGTCTAAGTTTTCTTGGGATAATGGATTGAGTCAACAAGAATTTTCAGATGGAATTGAGGTATTTAGAAATGAATATTATGGTGAGCAAACATCAGCAGAAGATGAAATAAAAAAACTTGGTGACAATGGACAGGAGAGAGTACAGGCTGTTGAATTATGGGCTAATAAGTTTTTCCCAGAGAATATTATGCCATCTATTGTTCGTTTAGCAGAAACATCTGAAGGCATAGAAGCTATGGAACATATTATGGAATCATTAAAAGGAACACAATCTATTGCTTCTGAGTCATCTAATAAGCTTGATGAAGATATGATTAAACAAATGATGAAAGATGAAAGGTATCACAACCCAGCTAAAAGAGATTTAAATTGGGTTAAACAAGTAGATGATTCATATGCAAAACTCTTCCCTGATTAAACAAGATGGAAGCTTTAAACTAGTAAAAACTTCATTAGATCATATAGATTATCTTGCAGATAAACTAAGGAAACAAGATTTGATAGAGTTAGAAAAGCTTGAGGTAAAACCAAGATATGCACTTGTTTTCCCTTTTACTGCATCAACTTCAATAACTTATACCTTACTTTATGATGAGGAACCTGTTTCAATGATTGGGACAATGGAATCTTATCGTGATGATTTTGCTAGAATATGGATGCTTTCTTCAGAAAATATAGTAAAATGTAAAAGAATAATTGCTAAACATTCTGCATGGATGTTTAATCTTTTACAAGCCCATTATTTTAGGCTTCATAATATTATTCCAGTTGAAAATACTATGACAATCAAGTGGTTAGAGATGAATGGATTTATGTTTGGAGATACACACATTATAAATGATTATGAGTTTGTTGAATTTTTTCGTTGCAATTTGGAAAAAAATATTATTTATAATGAAATATCGAAGCCTGTAATGCACTGAGCAACCCTATAAAGGATAATTGCTATGAGGTGATCTACTCAGATAACTTTGTAACAATGGTGAAACTTTATAAGGGAGTGTTGCAAAATGGCAAACACAATTTCTACAGCCTTTATAAAACAGTTTGAATCTGAGGTACACTTAGCTTATCAAAGAATGGGATCAAAGCTAAGAAACACAGTTAGAACTGTTTCCAATGTTACTGGTAATATTGTACGTTTCCAGAAAATTGGGACTGGCTCAGCAAGTACGAAGTCTAGAAATGGACTCGTTACTCCAATGGAACTAGCACATACAACAGTCGAAGCTACTATGTCTGATTACTATGCAGCAGAGTATATTGATAAGTTGGATGAGCTAAAAACAAATATCGATGAAAGACAAGCTGTTGCAAAAAGTGCGGCTGCTGCTCTTGGTCGAAAGACAGATGAAATTCTGTATACTGCAATGGATTCTGGTGCAAACAGCACACAGATTCATGACACAAGTAGTGCAATAGAAAAAGCTGATCTACTATCATTATTTGAAACTATGGGTGCTGCTAATATTCCAGAAGATGGTGGAAGATATTTAGCTATGAATCCAAAAGGTTTTGCAGACTTATTTTTAATAACTGAGTTTGCAAGTTCAGATTTTGTTGGTGATCAGAATTTACCTTATGCTGGTGGAATGACAATGAAACAATTTCTTGGTTTCAATATCTTTTCAACATCAGCAGTAACTGCTGGTAAGAATATGGCATACCATACTTCTTCTGTAGGTTTAGGTATTGGTGCTGATGTATCTACTGAATTAAATTATGTGCCAGAAAGAGCTGCACATTTAACCACATCTATGATGAGCATGGGTGCTGTTGTTATTGATGACAATGGTATTTATGAAGTCTTAGATAATAATTCATAGGAGGTAATCACATGGCTTTTAGTGCTTCTGGTTTAACCCTTTGGACAATGAATGGAGATGGTCCGAAACTTTGGAACTACTCAACAACAGATACGATTGCAACTGTTAACAGTGCTGGTTATTTTAATGATGCTGCAAATATGTTAAATGTTCGTGATGTTATCTGTGTTTCAGATACCAATGCTCCAACAACTCATTGGGTAAACGTATTATCAAACACTGGCTCAGTTGTAGATGTATCAGATGGTACAGCTATAGTTGAAACAGATGGTGACTAAAAAAGGAGATGGGGGAGTTATACTCCCCCATAATAATATATGGCATTAACACCTTCATCAGCAGATACTGCTTTAGATATATCAAGTAGAGCATTAATATTAATTGGTGCAGAACCTATAAGTTCTTTTGATGATGGTACTACGGAAGCATTAGTTTGTGTTAATTTATATGAAGATGTTATCCAGGCTGCACTAGTAAATACTAGATGGAGATTTGCCACAAACCAAAAAGTTCTAAATCAATTATCAGACGCACCAACAGGAAGATATGATTTAGCTTATCAATTACCTAGTGATTTAATTATGTTACACGCTATTACTGTAAATGATAATTTAGTAGATTATCAAGTTTATGGTGATAAAGTATATGCTGATACTGCAACATCAGATGTTGTAATAGCTGATTATACTTTTCGTGCAAATGAACAAGACTTTCCATCTTATTTTACTTTGGCTGTTGAGTTTTCATTAGCAGTAATACTTGCTACATCTATAGCTCGCGATCCAGCATTAGCATCTTTAATGACACAAAGAGCAGATGGAGCAATGGCAAAAGCAAGAAGTACAGATTCGCAACAGCAGACAACTAGAAAACTAGAAACAAGTAGGTTCTTAACTGCTAGGAGAAGCTAATGCAAACGGCTCGTATTCCTTTTACTAATTTCCAATATGGAGAAATTAGTCCTTCATTGATTGGTAGAACAGATATTGCAGTTTATACAGCATCTGCTCAAAAAGCTACAAACTTTCTATTAAGAGCAGAAGGTGGTGTTATTAAAAGATCAGGTATGGAACATATATTTGAGTTTTCTCAAACGGTTTCTGGTACAGATCAAAACATAAGAATTATTCCATTTATATTTAGTGATGACGAAAGATATATTGTTGCTATATCAGCTGGTCAGTTTGAAATATTTATTGTAGATTTTGATGGTAGTGGTAATCCATCTGCTGGTGCAGTAACAAAAATACAAACAATAACAGCAGATGTTGATGGTGTTGCACTATCTTCAAAAATAACAACATCAATTATTAAAGACATAACATATGCTCAATCTGGTGATGTGTTGTTTATGTGTCATTTAACCTTTATGCCTTTGAAATTAGTAAGATCATCTCTTCTAGTTTTTGAAGTATCTGATTTTTCTTTTGATCAAAGATCAGATAGTAAACAAATATTCCAACCTTATTATAGCTTTCAATCTCCAAATGTAACTATGACACCTAGTTCAACAAGTGGAACAATAACAGTAACAATAAGACCAACTGGTACACTTGCTAATTGGGCAAGTGGTCAATCGTATACTGTTGGTCAGCTTGTTAAAGACACAGGTTTAAATCAGGTATTTACTGTTAATACTGCTCATACATCTTCTGGAGCGCAACCATTAACAACAAATGCTAATGCTTCTAAGTATACATCATTTAATTACTTTGATACTACAGGTTCTTTATCTGGTTCTGATTATCCAAATTCAAAACACGTGAATACAACTTTTAGATATAGAGGACAAGAAATTGAAATTACAAGTGTTCAATCTGGTTCTCAAGCTACTGGTGTTGTACTTGATACCTTATTTGTAAAACTAGATATTAATGCTATTAGGACAATTAAAGACTCTGGTACTGTAGAAGTAACAATGATTCTTCATAATTTAGGTGTTGGTGATACTATAGTTGTTTCAGAAGCTGATACTGTGAATGGTATAACTAATAGTCAATTAAATGGATCAAAGACTGTTGCATCTATTATTGATGAAAATACATTTACATATGCATCTGGTGGTACTGCAACTTCATCTGGTGATGGTGGAGGTGCGCCTAAGATAACAACATCAAGTGAAACTGCTGATTTCGAAGAGCAGTCTTATTCTGAAGTGCGTGGATTTCCAGCAGCAGTTTGTTTCCATGAAGGTCGTTTATGGTTTGGTGGCACACTATCACAACCAGATGGAATATGGAGTTCTCAATCTGGAGAGTTTTTTAATTTTAATACTGGTACTGCATTAGATAATCAATCTATTCAATTAGCATCTAGTGTTGGTCAGTTAGACCAAATAAAACATTTAATATCAAATAGAGATTTACAAATATTTACAGAGAGTTCTGAGTTTATAGTTCCAGCATTTGAGAATACACCAGTAACACCAACCAATGCAATGGTGCGTAGACAAACACCTTACGGTGCAAGCACTGTTAAACCATTTGTTTTTGATGGTGCAACTATTTATGTTCAACGATCTGGTACTGTTGTAAGAGAGTTTATATTCAGTGATTCTGAAGCTGCTTATATTGCTAATGGTGTTTCTACTTTATCTTCTCATTTGATTACTAATCCAGTACAGATGACAACTTTACAAGCTGCAATACAAAGACCGGAATCATATATATTTATTGTAAATGTAGATGGAACGATAGCAGTATTTAATTCAAATAGAGCAGAAAAACGAGCTGGTTGGACTCAGTTTATTACTGGTGGCTCTGGTAAATTTAAATCTATATGTACTGTTGATGAAAAAGTTTTTGTTATTGGTCAGTATAACAAAGGTGGTGATGGTGGTACAGAAAAGTATGTATTAATGGAAATTACTGATTCTTTAAATTTAGATATGGCTAGAGTTTATTCTGGTTCAAATAGTGTATTTGATGTATCTGGTCAGTTTGATAATGGTGCAGTATTAGATGTTATTAGTGGCAATGATTACTTAGGTCAGTTTACTGTAGCTAGTGGGAATATAGATGTATCCGCAGTACAAGCTGGTCTTTCTTCTGCTGAAATTGGTTTTAAATATGATATTAATTTAAAAACAAATCCATTAGATATTGTTACTGCTACTGGTCCGACTACTGGAATGTTAAGAGGATTAGGTAGAGTTGTACTAGATTTAAATAATACATTATCTATATCAGTTAATACAAGAAAATTAGAAATAAGGAATACAACAGATGATATGTCACAATCAAGAACTGCTGTAACTGGCAAAAGAGAGTTTAGATTATTAGGTTATAGTCGTGATCCACAAATAACAATAACACAATCTGCACCTTTATCGGCACAGATTAATAGTATAGTAGCAGAGGTACAATTCTAATGAATCCATTATTTATAGCATTAGGTATACTTGGAGGTTTTGCAAGTGCAAGTGCAAGTATTAGAGCTGGTGAAGAAAAAAGAAGGCAAAAGTATCAAGAAGCTATTGATACTGAAATAGAAAGAAAGCAAGCTGCAATATCAGCTCAACAACAACAGAACGCAAGATTAAGAGATTATGCAGAAGCTAAATCTATGAATGAAGCTTTTTTTGCTTACTCTGGCAGAAGTAAAAGTGATCGTTCTGTAAAAGCTTTCTTAGATTATAATCGTGAAACAGCTTATGAAGATGTTGCAAGAATAGCAAATACATCATTAATAAAAGATTTACAGTTTAAAACTCATGCAAGTAATTTAAAAAGAGCTGGTGACTATGCACAATCGGCTAGTTATGTAACTGCTTTTTCTACAATTATAAGTGCTGGTTTAAATACTGCTAGGAGTGCGTAACATTGGCAAGAGTTGTAAGAGAAAAAAGTAAAGTATTATCTGGTACTATTGGCATTAATACAACTGGTGGTACAGATGTTTCTAATTCTTTGAATCAAATAGCAAGTGCAGCTAACAATGCTTCTCAAATGATGTTTACAAGAGCAAATGAAATAGCTCAGGAAGAAGGCATACAAGCTGGTAAAGATTTAACTATAGATCAAATAACAACATTAGATGAAAACACAGGTAAACCAATAGCATTAAGTATTCCAAAAACATGGGGTACTACTAGAACAAATGCTTTTAGAGAATTAGTTGATAAAAGATTTTACGCAAGTATTGAAAATGAAATACGTTTAAAATCTAAAGAATACTCACAAAAATATAAACGAGGTGGTAACTACTTAGCTAATTACCGTACAAGTATGGAAAACTATCTTGTGCAAATGCATAAGAATAGTGAAGGAGCATATGCTAATTTTATTAAAGAAGTAGGTTCCAACACGATAGCAGCAACAGAACCAAATATTCTTTCTTATTTAGAAAATAAACATATTGCTCAAACTGAATCTTTTTACAGAATTGAAGTTCAAAAATATAAAAATGCTTATGCAACTGCTAATCCAAAAGATAGAATTTCTATAGAAAATAGTTTAAAAGAACTAACTAAAAATATGGTGGAAGCTGGTTTAGTACCTAAAAATGCACAAGATTCAATAAGTTTTGATTTAGGAAGAATAAAAGCTTTACAAGGTTTTTCTGCTATAATTCAAAAGCTAGATAAACCAAAATTAGAAATAATAAATGATTATTTAGCTGCACCTTATAATGAAGAGTTAATTAATAAATTAGGTTTATCAGAAGATGATAAAGAATTTATTATAAAACAAAAAATATATTTAGGTTTATCAGAACTAAACTCTTTACGTTCATATACTAATCAAGAAATTACAGATAGAAATCAATTAGAAGCAGAGCAAAATAAAACTGCTCTTGAAAATATTATTAATAATGAAACAGCTATAGTTAACACTATTCAAAGTGAAGTAAATAAAATAACAAGTGTAGATTTAGATAATTTAGATTCTCAAACAAATGTATTAATAGATAAGTTAAAAGAACAATATCCAGATTTTAACTTAAATACTCCACAAATTAGTAATATAATTTCAAAATATAGAAATAGTATTGAATCTTCTTTAATATCAAAAAGTATTATTCCAATTATTGGTGGGCTAGATGATGATGAGGAAAGACTTTTTCAAGAACGTAAAGGTATGGATTTAATTACCAATCAATCATTTATAAATAATTACACAACTCTTAGTCAAGCTGATCAAAATAAATATGATTCTATAATAGAAGCTGTTCCTAAAGCAAAAGAGATATTTGATACTCTTCATGAATTATCACAGAGAGGTATTGCCCCTAAAAGTATTGTTCAATCATTTAAAGATTTATCTTCTAATTGGACAAAAGTGTTAACTGAAGCACAAAAAAATTTAAATTTAAAAAAAGCTAATTTTCTTGATTCTGCTTATGATCAAGCTTATCCATCAAATGTTGAAAATCGTACTTTATCTAATGATATTGCTCAAGAAAAATGGCAACAAGACAAGGGACAAGAAGCATTTAAGATGTCTTGGATAAATGATCCAAATGTGTTTGATAATGAACAAGTTATGCAATTTTATAATTTATCTTTATCAAGAGGAATAGTTCCACAAGCTTTAGTAGATGCTGTAAAAAGTAATAATATTTCTGAAACTGCACATAGACTTTTATTTGCTGCACAAAATTTTCAAACTTCTACTGCTAGTGGAGTTCCTATTACACAAAATATATTAAATAATGTTGAAGGATTAAAGAGTTACAATCAAAAGCTTTCTGCTGTAATGAGTGCAATTCGTTTAGGAATGACTAGCCCAATGGCAACATTATCAAATCCTACAGACCAAGATATAGCTTCTGGTAGAGTAGATGAAGGTACTGGATTATCTTTACTTAACATTTCAGAAGGTTTTGAAAAAATTAGAAGCTTTACAGATAATGATCCTAATAGCGAGTTATCAGAATTATTAAACAGACAAGCTAAAAGAATGGAATTTAAAAATTATGCTACATTAAGACAAGAAATTTTTAACGAATTATCAGATGAAAATCCAGCTTTATTAAGAGATTTTAACAATATTACAGATTATATGTTAATGGTTGGAACACAATTTAATAAAAAATCTTTAAAGAGTATGATTGAAGATTATTTAGCTTTAAATACAAGAGCAGATGGTATTGTTGTTGATTCATTAAATTTTAAAGCTGGTGGTAAAAGTATTTATGCTTTAGAGCTAGTTGCTGGTTCTGGAGAAATGGCATTTGCTATGGCAAATTCATTAGAGCAATACATCAATAATGAGTTTAAAGAAGCTGGTTTAACTAATTTATTTCATTTTAATTTTGATAAAGATTATATTACTGAAGATGAAGCCAACAATATTTTCTTTTCTAATCGTGTTGATTTTGATGCTGGATTATTAAATGATCTTGGAGATGATAGAGTTATTGTTAGAACAATTACTGAAGGTGGACAAAAAGCAGAAACAATAAGATTAAATAATGGTATATTATCAAAAATGCCAACTTTTACACTTGGTCCTATAGGTGGTAATGTAGCTGGTGAAGATTTTTATTATAAAGCTGTACCAGAAACAACTGTATATGATCCAACTCCAACATTTACATCAAACAGAACAGGTCAAAAATTGTATCTTGTTCCTCTTCCACAATCATTAAGGGGTGAATTAGATACTGAAGAAAGTTATTTTGATTTGCAATATATGGTTGCTATACAATCTTCTGGTGGAGGATTGCAACCACTTGTTAATCCAAACAATAGAAGTGTATTTACTTTTAATCCTAAGGTATTTTCTGATGCTATTGAAAGTTATCAAAGTGCTGTTGCTTCAGCGTCATTAAATGAAGCTGAAAAAAATGCATATCAATTAAATAGAATAAATGCAAATAATTCAGAATGGCAAAGAAAAATTGGTGTACCTGAAAAAATTACTGATAAAGCTATTATATTTGGAATTGATACTTTTAACTTTTTAAATAAACAAATACATGAAATGATGGAGCATAGCATAAATATGCAAAAAAATACAGGTTCTATGAAAGCTAAATAAACATGGCAACAAAAGGTTTTCTTCCAAGAATTACATTAAATCCTAAACAAGAAGATATTGGTTTAGGTAAAGTAATTGCTGCTCAATTTGGTTATAATTATGATCCTATTCATGAGTATCTTTACAATGAATATGTTGTAGGTACAGAACATGATCCAGAATATAATGCTCTTGAAGATTTAGAAGGTTATGAAATGTATTCTCAGCATTTGTTATCTGCACAAAATGTTGATCATATGGCTAGTTTAAAGCGTGGCATTGATGAAAATATTGAAAGAAGAAAGATTATAGGACAAGCTGGTTTGGGTTATAACCTTATGGCTGGTTTCTTTGATCCTGTTAATTTATTGGCATTACCTTTTGGTGGACCAATGGTGGGTATTGGTCGATCTATGATTAGGGTTGGTGCTGGCGTTGGAGCTACACAAGTTGGTCAAGAACTTTTAAGACATCCATTTGATCCTGTTAGTACAATGCAAGAAACAGCAACAAATATTGGTATGGCTACTGTTGCTGGTATGGCTTTTGGTGGTGTGTTTTCAATACCTATAACACGAAAAGGTCGTGCTATGGCTAAAGTTTTAAATGATATGGATGAAGCAACTGCTGCTTCAAAAGGAATTTCTGTTAAAAGTATTACACCAGAAGGTAAAGTAACCGTTTCTAAAAAGGTAGATGCTAATAAAGAAATTGTTTCACGTGAAACAACCCAACCTGTAGCACGTGTAGGTGATGACTTTACACTAAAAAACAATGACACTGGTGAAACTATTGCAGATACAACTACATCTAAAGAAGTAGAATTTGATTTAACTAATCCTTTTGGAATGGCTAGATCATGGTGGACAGACTCATGGATGTACAAAGGGATTACAACTCCAATGAAAAGAGTATTACAGAATCCAAACTTGCCTGATTCTGTTAAGTTTATGTTTGTAAAATTAGCTGGTGATTCTGGTGTTAAATTAAATTTACATAAATATGGTATTGCTATTGATCCAAGTGTTTACCAAAAATCAAAAATAAGAGAAGGTGAATGGGTATCTGTATATGATAAACTTGTAAAATTATTTACAAAAGATACAGAGCAAAAAATATATAATCCTGGGGGGTTTGATTATAACATAACTAACAACAAAGCTTTTATTAATTGGTTAGAAGATTTAGAGTTAAAAAGAATAAAAGGTGAAAAGAGTGAAAGTGCAACAGCAAATGAAGCTCAAACTTTATTAACTAAGTTTTGGGATACATGGAGAGTAAGGCTTGATGACGCTGGTTTATTAGGTGGTAAAAACTATTTAAACAATGCAATTAAATATGCAGAAATTAAAATAGATAGAAAACAAAGAATAGCTGATGCTTTAATTAGGCAAAACAAATCTGCTAACAAAGTTAATGCAGAAATAAAAAAATTAAAACAAGAAGTTGAAACATATAAACAAAGACTGATAGCTGGTGAAGAACAGTCTGGTATGTATTTACCAAGATACTGGAGTATGAGTAAAATTTCAGCTAACAGAAATAAACTTGTTGATATTATAGCAAAGTATTATACAGAAAATCCATTAACATCTGGTTTTGTTAATACAAAAAATGGTAAAAATTTAACTGAAAAAGAACTTAGACTTTTAAATTCTGAAGAATCTATACGATTAAGAGCAGAATCTACTGTTAAAGCAATAGAAAATAAAGGGGATATTTATGACATTGAAGCACAAGATATTGTTGCAAATACCATGTTTGATGGTTTCATTGAGATTTCATCTAAACATATTAAGCAAAGAAACTTAGATATACCTACATACTTGGTTGCTGATTTTATTGAGATGAATCCAGTATCTGTTATGAAAGCTTATACAGGTAAGATTGCACCACATTATGAATGGTCACAACAGTTTGGTAAAGGTGGGTTAGAACAAACATTAGGAAATATTGAAGAAGCTATTTTAAAAGCTGGTTTAGGGCAAAAAACAGTTCAAAGAGTACATAGAGATTTTGTGAGTTTATATGATCGTGTAATGAAAACGGTTGTTAAAGAGCCACACGCAATGAATCAAAAAATAAGAAGAGTATTAATGGATTACTCAACACTTAATTTTTTAGGTTCTGCTGGTTTTTCTACTTTACCAGATTATGCAAAGATAATGATGGAACATGAAATGGGTACTGTGTTTAAAACATTATCTGGTTTGTTTAGAGATAACAGAGTTAGTCTTAATAAGAGTGAAGCTCGTATAGCTGGTGAAGCTTTAGAGATATTAATGGGTGATACACATTTAAGATTTAGTGATGATATGATTAACAATCCTTTTGGTGATGGGTTTTATGCAAAAGGTATGGATAAAGTAAAACAAGGTTTCTTTTTTTTAAATGGATTAGCACCTCTTACTAACATAGCTAAAAGGCTTGATAGTATCATGCGTGGTCATACTATTATTGATTATTGTGTAAATGTAAAAAAAGGTGTTTTTCAAAAAGGTATGTTTAAAACATCATTAAAATTTCAAAGAGAATGGTTAGCTAGAAATAATATTTCACAAAAAATGATTGATGAAATAGCTGACAAAGCTGGATGGGAAAAATCAAATCAAGGATTGTATTTACCTAATTCTGAAACTTGGTTAAAAAAAGGTGTATCTCAAGAAACACTTGATGGGTTTAGATCATCAATGAATAGTGGAATAAGTAATACTATTTTAATGGGAACTCCAGCAGACAAACCTATAGCTGTTGATGGTGTTTTTTATGTACCATATAGCATTGGTCGTTTGTTTGGAATGAAACAAGACAACAGAGTACAAGGTTATTCAAGAATAGAAAACGGATTATTGTCTTTACCCTTCCAATTTTTATCTTATTCTTTTGCAGCTGCAAATAAAATTACAGCATCTTACGCACAAGGCACACTTACAAATCCAATCATTGGTGTACTTGGTGCAATGGGATTAGGATATATGTCTTTGGAAATTAAGTATGCTATGTACCCATACATATTAGATGAAATGAGTTGGCAAGATAAAATGGCTAGAGCTTTTGATGCTTCTGGTTTAATGGCTTTGCATTCTGATTTAGCATATAGTGTATTAAATAATGCAACTGCGCTTGGATATGTTACTGATGAAAACTTTGCTATTAGTCCAAAATATAAAGTTCCAACTGAAGGTGCCGAAAAAAGAATAGACGTAGCTGGACAATGGATTGGTCCAGCTGGAGGATTAGTTATGGATATAGGTTTAGGTTTGTACCAATTACATCAAGAAGATTATGTAGAAGGTTCACAAACATTAATAAATACTGCTCCGGGAAGATCAATTTGGTTTATGAAAGGTTTATTTGGAGACATGAGAAGGCACATAAGAAATAATTTTTAATTGATTTTAAAATAAGAAGAGGTATGATTCAGCCATGACTATAGATTTAACAGATAATGCACCACGAATTTCGTACTCGGTGTCACAAGGAGCTACAACAACTAGCTTTGCTGTACCTTTTGAGTTTTTTGATACAACAGATTTAAAGGTAGTTGTTGATGGAACAACTAAAACAATTACTTCACACTACACAGTAAGTGGTGGAGATGGTTCTACAGGCACAGTTACTATGTCAGTTACTGGTGCAACAGGTGGAAGCACAGTAATTATATATAGAGAAATACCATTAAGCAGAACAACTGACTTTCCAGCTTCTGGTGCTTTTCCTATATCTACACTTAATACAGAATTAGATAGAACAGTTGCTTTGTTTGATGATCGTAAGGATCGTATTGATAGATCAATAAGATTACTTGATACAGATGATGCAGCAACTATGACACTACCAGTAAAAGCAAGCAGAGTAGGTACTGTTCTTGGTTTTAACGCTACAACAGGTGCAGTAGAAGCTGGACCAACTATTGCTAATGTCAATTCACTTGCTGATATTACAACAAATATAAATACAGTAGCTGGAATAGCTAGCAATGTAACCACTGTAGCTGGAATACAAGCTAATGTTACTACTGTTGCTGGTATATCATCTAATGTTTCAACAGTAGCTGGTATATCTTCTAATGTTACAACCGTTGCTGGTAAGGCAAGTTTAATTACTTCTCAATTTGCAACTGATATGAGTTTAGTCACAGCCGATTTTGTGTCTGATGTTAACACGGTTGCAAATTCTGACATCATTAACGATTTTAATACACTTGCTACATCTGACATCGTTGCCGATATGAATTTACTCGCTACCTCTAGCAATGTAACTGCAATGGCAAATTTAGGTGTATCAAGTGTAATCACCAACATGGCAAATCTCAATGCAAGTGGAGTAATAACTAATATAGGCACCGTTGCTGGGTCAATTTCAAATGTGAACACAGTAGCTGCTGCTGATAGCAATATTTCAGCTTTAAATGCAAGTGGAGTAATATCCAATATAGCTACTGTCGCTGGTGCTACGAGCAACATAAGTACAGTGGCAACTAACATAAGTGGAGTTAATTCTTTTGCTGAACGCTACCGAATTGCATCTTCTGCACCATCCTCATCATTAGATGCAGGTGATTTATACTTCGATACGAACACAAATAAATTAAATGTCTATGATGGTAGCAATTGGGCATCAACGGCTGAAGCTGCACAAAGAACTGTTACAACACACAATGTTACATCTGCTGGCACACAAACTATAAGTGTAAGTTATACTGTCGGTTTGGTTGATGTTTATCTTAATGGTTTAAAATTAAATATTTCAGAAGGTGATGCTACAGCATCTAATGGATCATCTGTAGTTGTGGCAAGTGCAAGTGTGGGTGACATTATTGAAGTGGTAGCCTTATCAGCTTTTAATTCTGCCAATTATGGAACGGCTGCTGGTAAAAATGTTGGCACAACAAATGATACTGTACCTGTCTTTACATCTAATGGTCTTGATCTTGCTGCAAGAGATTTAATTACAACAGGTAAAATATTGTATGCTAATATGTATTCAGCAGAAAGTGATTTACCATCAGCATCTACCTATCATGGTATGTTTGCTCATGTTCATGGAACAGGAAAAGCTTATTATTCTCATGGTGGTAATTGGATAGCATTAGCTAATGAAAGTGCTATACCAAGTTCAGTTACTTATGGCATTGCTAATACTAATGCAGTTAAAATAGATCATGCTTCAGTTGCTTCAACAGACTATGCAAAATTTACCTCTAGTGGATTAGAAGGCAAAAGCTTTGCAGAAGTTCGTAGTGATTTAAATGTAGCTGATGGTGCTAATGCTTATGTACATCCAAACCATTCTGGAGAAGTAACATCAACTGCTGATGGTGCAACTGAAATAGCTGATAACGTAGTTGATGAAGCTAATTTAAAAGTATCAAATTCACCTACTAATGGTTATTTTCTTTCAGCACAATCAGGCAACACAGGTGGTTTAACTTGGGCAGAAAGTAGTGGTGGTGGGCATTCTGTTCATACAGATACTACATTTACTAATCAATCATCAGTAGCGTTTACTTTTAATAGTAACGAATTTACTAGAAATTCACCTCATCAGTATTTAATAGAAGTATATGTTTGGAATTATAGTGAATACAACACAACAGGTTTACATGTAAATTACAAAACAGGTTCTAATTGGTCAAATGAAGCAGGTGGTTCTGGTATTCATTGTGATGTACACCATGTTACAGGAAGTACAGGTACTTGGCAGTTACAAATTAATAGTCAAAATGGTAACCCTGTATTATCCCATCAAAATTTTGGTGCACCTTATTCATCACGAGCAGGTTTCTTTGGTAATTATAGATTAAGCCAATATTGGACTGATGGTAATTCTTACTCAGGTAACACTTCTCGTTACAATGTAGCCAGACTTTATGGACAATCAATGGTAGATGATTGGGGAGGAAAGGCTTTAGTCACTCATTTTTTAGAACCAGCTTCATACACAGCATCAACAGGAGCATTATCAGGTATTCGTTTTAAACCTAGTAGTGGTACTTTTTCTGGAAGAATTAGAATTTTATCAACAGAATAAGGAAAATATAATGGCTAAATTAAGTTTAATAGTTAATGGAAAAGCTTATGAATATGAAGAAGGTGATGAAACTGTTGAAGTTGAAGGAGAGCCTTATAATATTCCAAAAGATACAAGCACAGAGGAAATAAAT